TCAGCCTATCTCTCTCCGACAGAGTCGAAGCTGCACGAAGACAGTCCGTTTACAGCCAGACCAGTCCAGAATTAACCCGATGGCAGCCAAGAGAAGCAAAGCCTTACGAGGGGCAACCAAACCAAGGCTTGCTTCAATCCCGATTAAGGGCGCAACTAAGCTTGATGATGTAAAGCAACTGTGCGAGATTATTGGCATGCCATTATTGCCGTGGCAGGAGCATGTTCTCAAAGATATGCTCACCGTTGATAAGAAAGGCAACTGGATTCGCAAGACTAACCTGCTGCTTATTGCTAGACAGAACGGAAAGACCCACTTAGCCCGTATGCTGATCTTGGCTCACCTGCTCAAGTGGGATAGCCGCAATGTTCTTATCATGTCATCTAATAGATCGATGGCACTCGACACCTTCCGACAAGTCGCTCAAGTATTGGAGACTAATGACCACCTCAAAGGATTCGTTAAACAGATCAGGTACGCCAACGGTACAGAGTCTATTGAAATGCTTGACGGAAGAAGGCTTGATGTTGTTGCAGCAACTAGAGATGGATCTCGAGGCAGAACTGCCGACTTTCTCTTTATTGACGAGCTCCGAGAAATCAATGAAGAGGGATTTCGAGCCGCTGTGCCTACGACTAGAGCTCGCCCAAATTCTCAAACGCTTCTTACCTCAAATGCAGGAGACGCTTTTTCAGTTGTCCTCAATGGAATGCGAGAGCGAGCTTTAGAGAACCCACCTAAGTCTTTCGGGTTCTATGAATACTCAGCACCACAATACTGCAAGATCACAGACCGCCAAGGCTGGGCTCAAGCTAACCCTGCCCTTGGCTATACGATAAGCGAGGAAGCCCTTGAAGAAGCTGTTGCGACGAGCCCTATTGAAAATACTAGAACAGAGTTGCTATGCCAATGGATTGATTCTCTCAGCTCTCCTTGGGCTCATGGAGTCCTCGAAGATACGTCAGATGCTACCCTCACAATCCCGCCGGGTGGTTATACTGTTTTTGCTTTTGATGTGTCACCATCTCGTCGTAATGCGTCTCTGGTTGCTGGGCAAATACTCGCAGACGGTCGCATTGGAGTGGGGATTCTCCAGACTTGGGAAAGTCAAGTCTCAGTCGATGATCTCAAGATTGCTGCGGAGATAAAGGCTCACGCCGACTTGTACAGACCGCGTCAAATCTGCTTTGACAAGTACACCAGCCAATCCATAGCAGACCGCCTTGCTAACGCTGGCCAAATGGTTGTCGATATATCCGGCGCTGCCTTCTATCAAGCCTGTACCGATCTAAACGATGCTCTCAATGCTCACCGCCTAGTTCATGCCGGTCAAGAGAACTGGATTCAGCAGATGAACAACTGCGCAGCTAAGACCAATGATTCGTCATGGCGAATTGTTAAACGCAAAAGTGCTGGCGATGTATCCGGTGCCATCTCGACAGCGATGGTTGTACACATGCTAAACAAACCACAACAGGTAGCGGCAATCTACTCAGAATGACCTACATGTAGTGTATAATTGACCTCTATGGGTCTCTTTTCGCGTAAGCCGCAAATCCTTGAAGCTCAAGAAGCTCCAAGAGTCATGTCTGATTCTTATTTTTCTTTTGCGCAAGCATATCCCATTTTAGTTACTCGCCAGCAGGCTCTCCAAGTTCCCTCAATCAAAAGATGCAGAGACCTAATAGCGGGCACAATCGCCTCGGTGCCTCTCGAGTATTACAAGAAATCCACAGGCGAAAAGATTGCCGCCCCTCGATGGGTAGAGCAGCCATCTAAGGCGCAACCTCGCTTTGAGACAATGTATTTTACATTAGACAGCCTTCTTATGTTTGGGGTTGCATACTGGGTTATTACAGAAACCTACCTCGAGGACAATCGAATGGCTAACGCGGAATGGGTAAGCAACAGCCGAGTTACATTCGTTACCGATTCAACGAATAGTTATATCACAGAGTATTACCTCGATGGCAAGCCATTGCCAATGTCAGGTTTAGGATCACTAATTACTTTTCAGAAAGATGAAGGCATATTAGCTGTTGGCGGTTCTACAATTAAGGCAGCCCTAGATGTACAGAAGGCAGCAGCAATCGCCGCTGCAACTCCAATGGCTTCAGGTATCCTAAAAAATACAGGCGCCGACCTACCACCTAATGAAGTCTCTGGACTCCTTGCAGCTTGGAAGCGCAGCCGTCAAAATAATTCTACTGCTTACCTAACTAGCACCCTTGAGTTCCAAGGCACACAGTTTTCACCAAAAGACATGTTGTACAACGAGGCTATTCAAAACCTTGCTACAGAGTGCGCTCGACTTTGCTCTGTAGATCCTTATTATGTAAGTGCTTCGATGAACCAAAGCATGACTTACTCAAATATAAATGATGAAAGAAAGCAGATGGTTGCTTTTACTCTTCAGCCTTATGTCTCAGCAATCGAAGCCCGTCTTTCAATGAACGATGTAAGCACAGATGGGCATTATGTAAAGTTTGCACTAGATGATTCATTCTTAAGAACAGAACCTATGGAGCGACTTCTAGTCCTTGAAAAGATGCTTGCTCTCGGTCTCATTACAACTGAACAGGCAATGGAAATGGAAAACCTCTCACCTAACGGGAACGGTAACTAATGGAAACTCTATATATGGAAGCCTCATCAATTGAGTGCTCAGAAGAACGCCGCGAAATCTCAGGCAAGATTGTGCCAATGGGTACAGGCGAAGTTGGTCACACCAACCTTGGCGATTACACATTCGCAGCTAACTCAATCGAGATTGCAGACCCATCAAAGATTAAGTTGTTATCTCAGCACGATCTTAAGAAGCCAATTGGTCGCATGACAGCCGCAGAGGTTCGCCCTGACGGTATCTACGCAACCTTTAAGCTCTCACGCTCTTCAGGTGGAAACGACGCTCTTATTATGGCGCAAGAGGGTCTGATTACAGGACTTTCAGTTGGCGCAGAGATTATTGCATCAAAGCCATCAAAAGATGGATACACAGTTGTATCCCAAGCACGACTCAAAGAAGTTTCTCTTGTAACTGTTCCGGCATTTGCCAGCGCAGAGATACTAGAGATCGCAGCAGAGGAATCAATCCCTGCTGGAGAAACCCCACAAACAGAAAGCGAGACAGTCGTGGAAGACACAACAGTCGAAGCAACACCGGTAGAAGCTGCGGCTGTGGAAGCTGCTCGCCCTACAATCACAGCGATGGCGTACACCACACCACGCATCAACACAGATGTAACAGCAGGACAATTTGCAAAGGCACAAATCCTTGCAGCACGCGGCGATGCAGATGCACGCGATCTAATCGCAGCTCTACAGGTTGCAACAGTTGCAGAAAACACAGGAATGGTTCCACCAGTTTATCTTAAGGATATTATTGGAATTATTGATTCCTCAAGACCATTCATCGATAGCATCGAGCGCGCAGCTCTACCTTCTTACGGCATGAAGGTGTTTACTCCAAAGCTTGGCAATCAGGCAATTGTTGGATTGACAGCAGAAGGCGCAGAATATGCGTCACAAGATACTGCGGTCACATTCCAAGAAGACACAGTTGTTAAGTTCGCTGGCGCTGGCGTTCTAGACGAAGAACTCGTTTTGCGCTCTGACCCTTCATTTTTGGATCTCTATCTCCGTGAGTTGGCAGCAAGCTACGCTCAGAAGACAGATGCTTACGCAGCCAAGATTGCAGCAGAAGCAGCAGCAGGATCATCTTCATCAACAATTTACAAGTCAATCGCGGCTGGTATCTCAGACGCTTACGGCGTGATGCGTGCAACACCTAACAACCTATTGGTTGCAACAACAGGTGGAGAAGATGGCATTGACTTTGCTGGTCTTCTTGGCGAAGTCGATGGTTCAAGCCGACCACTATTCGCAGCAGCAGCATCACAGAACGCTGCTGGTCTAATCACACAGGGATCAACAAACGGCACAGTTGCAGGTCTCAACTTGGTAGTAGATCCTAACTACACAGGTGACAATGTAAATGCTAAGCACGCACTTGTCTATCCAACAAACGCAATGCGCTTCCACGAATCTGGCACACTACAGGTTCGTTCAAATATCGTTGCAAACGGACAGCTCGAAATCGGCATTAGTGGATTTGTTTGTGTAGTTAATCGCTACCCAGCAGCCTTCCGCAAGCTAAATGTTGCTTAATAAGTAACGCCTAAGTCGCTCAAGGGGGCTGCCAGAGCCCTTGCAGCTCCCTTGAGTCTTTAGAAAGGATAACAATGAGCACAACAACAGTTGCAGAACTTCGCACAGCTCTCGGCGTAGGAACTCTCTACACCGATGCAGTCTTGCAATCAGTCTGCGATGCTGCTGATGATGCGTTGTTGCCTTTTCTATGGAAAAACGTACTTCCAGTATCAGGTCACTCCAATAATGGCACAGCAGGGGTCTTATACTTTAACGAGTTTGTGAATGATGTGTTCTATGTCGGACAGACAGTAACCGTCACAGGCTGCGGGTCAAACTTTAACGGATCAAAGACAGTCAATGCCGTAAATGAAAAAAGCATTGACATCACAACTACCCATGCAGCTAATGTCGTTAAGACTTTTCACCCGATTTACCCTTATGGTCAGGTAGCGGCAACTACTTACAAAGATTATTCAACCGAGCCAGCAGTACAGGAAGCCAGCCTTATGGTCTGCGTATCAATCTGGACA